TCAATGAAGCCTTCGTAATTCCATTCCATAGGAATAAACAAAGAATATAATCCTGACTTAGTCTGTCCATTTCTGTTTCGCTTTGTAACATCTGAATTGTTGTATAAGTTTTTAAAATTATCACCTCCCTTATCTAAAGCATTACTAGTACTACCCATCATACATTTTCCAACTACCCTACTACCTAGTCTTAAACAAGTTTTTGTAACTCTCCAGTTATTTTTTATATTATCAGGTCTCTCCCATTTACCACTCTCATCATGTACTAATAAAGAAAGTTTCTCACCATCATAACTATTATCACCTGTATTTTTCCAGTCAATAGTTGTATCAAGTCCTTCCATATCATCTTGCTCTTCTCGTTCCCTCATTTTTTTACGAGTAAACTTCTTTGCAGGGACTCTATAAGCGAGTTCGGACTTTGGCCGGTCCATACCGTCCTGTATTGGTTTGAAGAAGAATGGGTAATTTAAACTAATTGGTACCACTTTATCAGTAAACATTTTCTTTGCATCACTACCGGTTTTAGAAAGTATCCCAAATCTACTATCACTAGCTAATGTAGCTAAATTAACAGTTTCAGCTGAACTCATAAATGAAAAACCAGAACGTCTATTTTTTAAATAACACATTCCGTAACTTCTTTTATCTGCTTTACAAGCCTCCCAAAATATAAAGAATAATCTATTTGCCTCTCTATAATCTGGAGCCCCAACATCAATCTTACTCCATTGTAAATACATATAGTGTGTACCTGTTATATATGTTGGTTTACCATTATTCATAAACCAAAACCCTTCCTCTCTTCTTTTAAACTCTTCGTCTATGTATCCATAATGTTTTTCTTTAAAGTCATCTGGATAATCTTGCCAATCAAATACCGTTTTAATTCTTTTAAAATCAGGATTAGCTGGAAACTGTTTCCATTTTTGTTCTGATTTAACTTTACTACAAGAATATATCTCTTTAGGTTGTTTAGGTAAAGCTATTTGAAAACCTTGTATCTCTATTATCTCACCTATCATTCCGGTTTTAGATATAGAAACTATGTCAGCTTCTTTATTGTAACCATACTTCCATTTTTTAGACTTATTAAGTCTTTTAATGGTGTTTATTTTTATAGGCTCTACAACCTTAACTAATGTTTGTTCGTACATTATTTAGATCTTCCTTCTGCAAATCCTTTGAAAGTAACTTTCTTTTCCTCTTCTACAGGCTTTCCTTCTAACATGTTTTCTTCTTCGTGGATTCTATTTAATATTTCAAATGCGTCAAATATAGCTAACTTCTTTGTAGCTGCGGCGTTCTTTAATCTATCTGCTGATATATCTTCGTCTGAATCAACTATCTCTTCTCTAGCTACCTTAATTAGCTCTTCAACCGCCTTGTGCCCAGCTTGGATTATGTTCTTTTTCGTTTCCTTGATATTCATATTTAATTGTAATAAATTTATTTAAAACTCTGTATAACCTTTCTCCATCAATAATGAATTCATATTCACTATTAGGCATAAAACCTACTAATTCTTCTTTATTATAAGTACCATCGCTATATTTAATTATACCTATTAAAGGTCTTTCGTCTTCAGTATTAAAACTATTTACAGCCTTTAAAGGTTTTACAAAACTAAAACCAGGCATAGCTCTCCAACCTCCTTTTTTGTAAAGAAATATTTGATCTTGAGATATTATATATTTATTATCTTTCCAGTAAGATCTACTATTTTTCTCTCTACCCTTAACATCGTTCCACCTTCTAAATATGTTATGATGTACTATCACCTCATCACCTTGTTTTAGTGGCGAATTAAATAATAAAGGAGTATCAACAACCTTTGCATTTCTATTCACAAATTGATGATTATAAATCTCAGTATTAAGTATTAAGTTTTTATCACCAATTTTTTTAGAATTAGTATATCTTTCACCTATTGGTGATACTATAAAATCTTTATAAGCCCTCATTAGTATTCTAAGTTATACTCAATAGATATAGCCATATTTTTGTTAAAATCTTTCCAAGGTATAACTATATCTTTTTTTCTTATATATATACAGTATTTATCTTCCTCTTCTATTATATCGCAGATTTTATGACCACCATAAACTTCTTGTCCTACAGAATAGTGCATGGAATCGTTTTTATAATCTTTGCCTATAGTAATTTTTCTGATTATATTACTTTTCATCTTTCGGATAGTTAATAGTTCCATCTGCTATATTAATATCAAAAGAACCATATTCTTTAGAAAGAGTTTCTTGTAGATTTAAAATCTTTTTTTGTGACAAACCTAACTCATGTAATAAGCTATGTTTTTGTCCTTCAATTTTACCAATATTAAACTGTATATTATTAGTAATATTTACTATTTCTTGCATTTCTTTTAAATGCGTGTCTGATATTTTATCTACCTTTGGTTTTAAGTCAACTAACTTTTCTTTATTTCCCATTATATTTAATTTAATTTAATTTAATTTTTATTTACAATTATCTATCCCTGCAACTCTACCAGAACCTACTGTTATGGCTTTAAACGAGCCCCCATCATTTACTTTGTAAACACCACCAGGTAAAAAAAATTGTTCACCAGCTCTTTTTTTGGTGTAAACAAAATCATTAAAAGCTGGCACTGCGCCACTACCATTGTGGTAATACGTGTTAGATAACGCCCCTAACGCGCAAGCATTAGGAACATTACCAGCATCATCAGATATGGGGAAAGGTGTATAACCCCTAGCATTAATAACTTCTTTATGTCTTTTTACAAAAGTAGCTTTACCTTTTCCTCTAGCTCTTCCTAAGCTAGTACTACAACCCAATGGCATTAGTAACCAAAATAAGCAATTATACCACCATCAGCATCAGCCGCCTGCAATGAGACAACTGTCCATCTTCCGTATATAGTTAATCCAGCTGGAAATTTTGGTGTCCCATCAGCTACTACAGCTTCGCTATTTCCACGAGTGTTACCATTAGTTATACCAAAGTATACATTATTGCTTTCTGTACCACTATACACGACTGAATTACTGGTGTCGCAAGTTAGTTTATCAAATGCTATATCATCTCCTACCATTGTTATAGCTACAATAACCATGCCATCTGGTGGAGTTAAATCTTCACCATGGTCTACCGCCATATAAGCACTACCTAGTTGGCCAAAGTTATAAGATGTTGCTGTTGAATTTATTCCCATAATTATTTATTATTTATTTGTTGTTGTTCATTTTTCTTAGACGATCCGCCGAAAAAGAAATCGACAACCGTGTTTACTTTAGCGCTCATAGCTCCAAATATTGTAGAGATAAAACTTATCTCAAATTCTCCTAGGTCTATATCACCCATCATGAAGAATCTAAACATTACAAAACTTAAAGCGAAATATGCTACCGTGAAGAGCGTGGCAAGTACCTTTTGAATAATTGCATCGTCTTTATACATATCTCTAGCGCTCTTTCTGTCTTCGACTTCTTTAGCGAAGGCTTCTGTTTCGGCCTCGAGTAGTAATCTTCTAAGGGCAAGCTTTGCCTCATCTCTCTCTTTGTCTGTCGTAATAACTTTGTCAAGTATTCCTTCTGCATTGTCTACTACTTTGCCGAATAAGCCAGTTACAAATTTTCCTATCATCGTTCATTGTCTTTTATCATATCATCGATAGACTTATTCATTACCTTATCGGTGTATGATTGATTATTAAAAAACACACTCTTTTCCGAAGTAGGTATATCCTCCTCTCCTAATAATATTCGGTATATCCTACTAATTAAGTGTGAGCATTTAAAAGAGGTTTTGAATACAGAGTATTTGATGGTTGTTCTGTTTCTGTGTCTCCACGTTTCTATCCAACCATTCCTCTTTAGTTTCTCCCAACGGTTCTTATCCCAACTCATGGTATA